GTCCGCAACCATCGACACCCACTGCGTGTTTCTCTCAAGCGGAATGACGGCCTCCGAGCCATCTTCGCCGGCAATAAACGGAGTGCCCTTTTTGACGATGCCGCCCTTGGCGAGACGCGGAATAGATACAGAGCTTGCACGCCAGTTTATACCGCCGCCGCCGAAGAATTGCAAAACACTGCTGAACGCCCCGACGAGGTTATTGAACATCGTAATAACGCCGTTAACAAACGCTTCCACAGTGCCAAGGATACTGTTGATAAGGGACGCGCCCCAGCGTTTGATTTCAAGCCATACATCGATCCACGCGCTCTTGATCTTGTCAAGCGCCGCCGACCAATCGCCTGTGGCGAAACCGTACACAACAGCGGCCAGCGTTTCAAAGATCGCCTTTATAAGTGACAATGCCGTGCGAATAGCGCCGACGATATTGTTAAAAGAATACTGAACGACGCCGTAAAGCAGAATGAATACTTGCGAAAGAACGTTGCCTTTTTCGGAAAGCGTTTTCAGCGCATTGTCGAACCACCCATTGACTATGCCGCTGATCTTGTCGAAAAACGCGGTGATGTCGTCCCACCACCCGGACAGGAATGAACCGAGAGCAAGGAACGCTCCGATTGCAAGTGGTATCCATGATCCGGTGAGAAGAGCAAGACCGATACCGATTTTAAGAAACCCGGTTGACATCTCTACGCACATGTCTTTCGTAAGGCTTCCGGTGTTGATGAAATTTTTAAAAGCATCAATCAAATCCAGAGTGCCGAAAAGAACCAGCGCAATGCTCGCGGCAGTTTTCCCGAACGCAAGCCCGATAGCAAGCGCCGCTATCCCCTCCAACAGGGTTTTGATAAGACCGAGGTTGTTCTTGATCTTGTCGCTGATCGCTACATCTTCGTACTTAATCCCGCTGCCGGAACCGCCCCCGCCGCCGGAGGAGGACGAATCCTGCGCAATGGTCAGCGTATCAATGCCCATGAGCTGCTTTTTCATTTCCTTTGCAGCACCAGCGCCGGAGGATAGATTGTCGCTCAACTTTCCCGTGTTGGTTATGGCCCGCTTGAATGTGCTTTTCCCACTAAGAGCCGCAAAGAACGCCGCGATAGCGTCCACAGCCTTCGTGATCCAGCCAATGAGCGTCTGCAATACCGGGATAACCGCAGTAAGAATTGGGGCGAACGCCGCACCCCATGACGCCTTTAGCCCCTGTAAAGACGCTTTCAGTTCGTTAATGCTTTTCTTCGTCTCAGGGTCGTTCTCGGCATAAGCCTTTACCGCTTCAATGGTATATTGCTTTAGCTTTCGGAAAAGAACGAACAGCGAGCGGATACCAATGCCATATTTGAGCAGATTCTTCATGCCGCTTTTGATGGACTGCTGCGCCCCCTCCATTGCGGCCTTGATGTCAGAGCCTTTGGACGCATCGGTGATTGTCTGCGTCAGCTCCCCGGCTCTTTTTTTCTGTTCTTCCAGCTCCGCTGTCTGCTGTTTCAGTTTGTCAACGATTTTCGCGTCCTGCGCTTCAAGCCGCTGTGCGGCTTTCTCTTTCGCCGCGAGAATCTTTTCCTGTTCGGAAAGCTGCGCTTTGATTTCCGCCTGCCGCTGGGTCTCTTCGATCCATGTCTGCGGATCAGCATTGGCGTTAATTGCGGTTTTTGCCTCGCTCTCGGCCAATGAGGATTTCAGCTTTTCGACCTTATCATAAGCCTGCGCCGCCTCGTCCTGCGCCTGTTTGAGCTGTTCAACGATGGGTGCGCGTTTCGCCTCGCCGCTCTCTATGTTCTTTTTGAGCCTGTCCATGTCGCGTTGGAGCTTATCCAATTCTTTGGCGGCTTGCCCGGCGTCGATTTCTACCGGGAATCTAAGTTCTGTCGCCATCGCATCACGTCCATTTCTTCAACATTTCTTCGTCCTCTGCTGTGTACTTCGTCGGGAGCGTTACCAAGTCCCGATTCTGCCGTAGCCATTCCCGCTCGTATTTTTCGAGCTTTTTACCTTTGGCAAGTTTCGAGCGCAGCGACACGATCTGCGAGAATGCGCAGTCCCCGCCTATCTCCATGTACGCGCCCATGAACGTCCACCAGTGGAGATATTCGACCGAGCGGCATTCGTAGCCGAGCACACGGTTGACCGGCGCGACGATATACGGGAAGTCCTTTTCCCAATCCACAAGGCGGGCGGATTTCTTCCCGTGCGGCTGTCCGAGATCGATAAACCAGAAGCACTTCTCCAATGCCTCCGAATAGTCAGTCAGTTTTTCCCAATCGGGGAAAATCGTCTGTATTGTCGCCTCCGCCTTGTCCGCATCGGAAAAATCAGGGTCATTCAGAACCTCTATGAGGTCGAGAATAACCCTGTAGTCCGAGCGTATCGCATGGTCTGCACCGCCGACGGCAAGCGACATCGGCAGGGAGTAGATCATTTCTTGAATTTTGCGAGATACTTTTGCAGCTTCGGATTCGTCTTTTTCTTTTCCGCCGTAAAGGTATCGTTCATGTTGTCGATGAGGCAGAGCATCAGGTTGCACCACACGGGCAGACCATCCGCCATCGCATAGGTGTTCATCGTGCCATACAGGGGAGTGCAAACATCAAAGCCAAAAAGCCCGTTGATAAGCTCTCTCATTTCCCCGTCCATCGCACGGGCGGCAGCAAAGATTTTCTTCGCGTCGTTCTCCCCGGAAAGCATAGCTTGATATTTGTCCTGCTGCTTGTCCATCGCGTCAAACGCATTAAAAACGCGCTCGATAAAGTCAATGTCGGTGAGGTTGAGCAACACCGTCACCTTTCCGTTAATGGAGATTTCCTGCACTCCGGTATCATGTCTAAGTTCAAGCATTGCTTAACCTCCCGTTCTCAGGCCGCCGGGGTAAACTCGATAGCGCCGCTGGTTCCCTTCGTCGCCGTGCCGATCGTGCGCTTGCCGCCGTATGTCACATTGATGGGCATTCCGACGCTGCCGCCGCCCTCGCCGCCGAGACCCGTTGCCTCGACCATGCAGGATTCATAGCGCTCGGCAAACCCGGCGTAAGTGTGGACAATGAGCATGTCCATAGCAGCAAGCGCCATCGCGTCCTGATCGACAACGGCAAGCTTCCAAATCTTCTGCTGCGCCGCGTCGCCGCTGTCCAGTTCGCACGGCTCGAAAGACTGCGTAATGACAGGCTTCTTCATCGTGCCGTAGGTGTCGCCGAGAATGTCTTTCTTTCTCTCGGCAGACCAGTCGTATTCTTCGGAGCTGTCCTCCACGCGCTTGCCGATCACCGACCAAACAGGAGCGGAACTCGTGCCGGTATTCAGATAAGCGAGAAGCAGCTCACGCGCCACAGTCTGCCCCGCAGCAGTGGTAAACGTGTATTCAGCCATTGTTAAATCACCTCGTAAATTAAAGTTAAGAGGATCTGGTGATCCTCTACGTCTCCTTCATATCGGGCAAAAAGAGCCGCCGCCGTGTCTCGTTTGACTTTGCGCACGCGGATACCGTCCGCAATCGTCAGGCTATCCGCATTCGCCTCCGCCCACGCGCCGTATGCATCCAGCACCTCGTCCGCGCTCATTCTCTCGTCGGCGTTCTTCGCCGGGACGCGATAAATGATTTTGTACTGATACTGTGCCTGATACGATCCGTCAATAAACTTCTTGGTTTTGTACGCCGCCTGAATGGTAGATATGCATAAACCGCTTTTCTCGCCCAACCATTCAAAGTCGAGTTTGGAAAGCGGTTTATCTGGGTACGTATTCAGCCATTGCCGCACGGCGCGGCTCACATCTGCGTTTTCCTCCGCAGATACTAAGGTTTTAGGTTTCTGTTCATCCAAGGGACGAGATCACCGCCTTTTCTGCGACACGCGCCCACTTGTCGCCGTTTTTCTTGTAAGATGCGTCCATCCAATGGGATTGAGCTTGCGGGTGCATGTCCGTCGTAAAAACAAGGTCTTTCGCCGTCGGAGTGAGCGTTGCGCCCTTGTGCCAGCGCAGCCCTACATCCGGTATGTTCATTGGGCCTTTACCAGTGGCGGCGTCAACCATGACCTTGCCTTCGTACAGATATCGGGCTTGGTCGCCGGTATAGACGATCTCGTTTCCATCCGTCCGAGCCATGTTTGAAAAAACGCCCGTCAGCGCAGGGACAAAGGGAATCGTGTCTTTCAGCGCTTGCGTTGCAACAACGATCTCCGCCGCTTTACAGGCGGATTTGAAGTCTTCCCCGCTCACGGTCTTGATCTTTAGCGTGATCCTCATTTGCCACCGACCTGCCAATGCATCATGTCGCCGCCGAAATCACGGACATCAACCGTGCTCACGTCAAACGCATAGTCGTATTTCTCTTGCAGCTGCGCAAGGCTCATCATTTCGGAAACCTCGCCTTTGACAAAGTAGGTGGACGTGGAATTGCTATGTCCGCCGCTATCCAGCGTCCACAAGCCCTGTTGATCCGCCGCCGAATAGAACGCCTTTGGCTCGACATACGTTTTCTTGTCGCCTGTCGTGCTGACCGCATCAACGGAAAAGGGGATGTAAAGAGTAGCGGCGTCAGCGTCGGCAAGCCCCGTCTTTGCAACGTTCGTTCCCTTGGACACGTCCAACAGCACACCACGCAGGATGGTAATGCTGTTGTGAATCTTTAGGTCGTCGTCCTCGTAGGAGTTAAAGACAGTCACAGTATGTGGGAACACAGCGCTGCCCTCCTCTGTACAAAAGCCCCGTCCATGCCAGATAGTCCATAGCGATGTTTTCCAGCGTTTTCCGGGCAGCTTCCGCCGTCTCCGTTCCGCTTGCGTATGTCTTG